AGTTATCAAAAGTTGAGGTACTTGGTTTTGCCATTGTGCTTTACTGCTTTTAGGATTTGTTTTCGGTTCTTGCTACTTGAGTAACTAACGTGAACCCACGATGGCGCAGTATCAGAGCCAAATTCCCAAATGAGTTGGTCAAAGTCTAAATTGTCCTTAATCCAATGGAACAACACCTCGTTACCTCCATCAAACTTTAGGTCAGCAGCTTGAGCCTGTACGTGCTGCGATGTCTTTGCTCCCCCTACTTTGCTATTCACCGCAGGGCTGCGGTATGCACTCGTTACTTTCACCGCACCCAATGCATCTCTTGTGGGTTGTAAGACGTTTTCTGCAAGCGCACGGAGGTTGGGTTCCAAATGCTTGGGTAAAGCGTTAGGAAGGCCTGTTTTTGTAGCAGTCAGTTCTGCGAGGCTAAAGTTCTTGGTCATCGCCCTTGCGACTTGTAAGGCTTGGAGTAGTTCTTACTCGCCTTATTGCTGCTTGCACTCTTAGAGTGCTTGCCTCGCTTCTTGCTCTTACTGATTCGTTGGCTTATCGCCTGCTGCTTTGCCATCTTGAGGGTCTTTTAGAAACATAAGTGCAAACGCACCCATCATAAACGCACTAACCTCCGTGAGCGTGGCCTTCTCGTAAAACACAAGCACAAAACAAAGGCCGATAATAATCAGCCCCAGTAGAGTAGTCTTCGGGTTACCGAAGATGCGCTCAATTAGCACCTTTGTCCTTCTTGTAGTCCCTTCGCCACTTCCAAAGAGTGTACGCAAGTGAGGTTACAAGTACGGCTAAACCCAACGCTTGATGGGCGTAGCTTACGAGAAGTCCTGCTCCCGTTAAAGACCAAGACGTGATTACGCTATCGGCTGACTCCTTTGTCATTGCTCAACAGGAGGAACTGGAGGTTGGCAGTATTCAGCGGTCGGGTTCGCTACGCAATACTCGGTTGCGTATGCTGATTCCCATCCTGCGAAGATATGAACCCCGCAAGGCGAAGGCCATACGACATAAGGCGCAAACGAAGTTGTCATTGGTTCGGCAGTCCACAAAATGTCAACTGCGTACTTTGGTGAAGTTACCTCACACACTTGGTTGCCTTCGGCATCCGTTCCCCATTGGGTGCATAGATGCCCGAGTTCCACTACGGCCGTAACTAATTCGGGGTTGTAGTAAGTGTACGTTTCGCCTTCGGGGTCGGTACCCGTTAACTCAATCTTTGCTTTAGCCGTTGCCCATTGGGTAGGGGTGAACTCGTATTTTAAGAATTTCATCGTGTGTTGAATTATGCGGTTAGTTCGGCAAGTTGGGCGTTGGTTAGACGGGTCTTGAATAGTAGGGCTTGGGCTACTTTGTTTTTACTTGGGAAAATGCCGTTTAAATTGTTCAAGTCAAAACGACTCATTGAAATTGGCACCGAAGCCGAAGTATTAGTATGTACGTTTACTCCATTCAAATAAACTTTGTAATCGTTTGCCTTATATGCTAAAGCCAATTTGAAGTTGCCAATCGTTTGAGTTGTGTCAAAAGTAAATTGAGAAGCACCTCCAGCAACCACATAAACGTGGATACCGCCACTTGGCGCTCTCGCAAATCCCAACCGATTAGAGGTAGTTCCATCCGTCAAATTTGAAACCATTAAATAGTCCCCGCTTGGCTCTAATTCTTCTACGCTAAACTCAACAAACAAAGTCCCCTCCGTCTGCCCAATCAAAGAGGTAATGCCCGTCTTTGAAGCAGCATCCGCAACCCTTGTAACTGATGCCCCAAGCGTGGGTATGTACGAGGTGGCGTAGGCTCCGACTTCGCATTGTGCGCCCCAAAGCCTTACGTTTGCAGCGTATGCTGAACCAACCAAAGAACCCAATACAAAGAAGTAAGTGGTGGCCGTAGCAGTCGTACCAGTCAAAGCTAAGCGATACCAGCCGTTGCCGTAGTTTTGGCTTGTTGCTGAAATGCTTGTGAAGCTGCCGTGATTGGTTGGAGTGGCAAACGTTTGAGTGTCAAAATTAAATTGAACACTCATACCAGAAGTAAAGCCTCCAGCCACAAGACCGATACCAACATTAGTTGAACTGCCTTTTTTAGCGAATACCGAAACGGTGAACGTACCGCTTGAAGTCGTTACGCTTTGATATAAATAGTTTCCGTTACCAGTTTCTGCAATGGTGTCCGCGTCTTGATAGCCGCTTGGCGAAATGGTTGTGTTTGCCGTTACGGGGCTACCACCTGAAGATGCCCAACCCGAAGTGAATTGCTCCGAGTATGGTGAAGTGTTAGTCCGCTGCGGCTCCAGCAAAAGCTTAGGGCAAGTAGACCCCAAATAATCCAAACGGGGTAAACCGCTCACTGGGCCAACTGATACCGCTGCGGTGGTGGTGGCGATGTAGTCGGTTGCTATGTCGCCAAGTTCGGCTTGCGGAAATGCTATGTCAACCGAAGTGGCGGTACTGCCCGTATAGTTTGAAATGTAAAACGTAAACGTAGATATTGCACCGCTTGGTTGAATTGTTAAACTATACCGAGTCCAAGTAGATGTTAAGGTGATATTTAGCGGAGTAAAAAATCCAGTACCTTGAGCAGTTATCGCAATGGTTCCAGTACCCTTTGCATAAAGTGAAATGGTAAAGTAACTGCTTGCCCCTACGCTTAAAGTTGTACCTACATTAAGGCCATAACTATAATTGCCAGCAACTATACCGCTTAAATTAAAAGCATTTGTTCCGTTAAATGGGTCAGTAACTCCGCTTGTTAAAACTTCAGAGCCATTTAATTTAGCCCACCCTTGAAAGTTTATATTAGCATTAGTCCGCACCTTTTCAATTAGGCCGTTGCTTGCCACACGGGTAGCGCTTGAGGCACGGCTGAAGGTTAGGTCACCCGTACCATCGGTCGGCTTAACCGAGTAAACCTTTTGGTCTTTGTATCCCGAAGGAATCATTACCAGACTTGCGTCATCAAAAAAACTCATATCAATTCAAAATAAATAGTTGGTCAATTAAGCAGTCCTCTCCCTCCAATGTTGCTCCGTCATCGGTCATACGCTGTATATACGTATCAAAAATATCATAGTAGGTGTCCTCACCCAAGTCCTGCAAGGCAGCAGTCAAGCAATCAAAGCCCTCAAACGTGCCTCCATCGTTCAGCACCCGAGTCTCAAACTGCTCCACAATCTCATTAGCAGGAGCGAAGCACGGAGGGGCAGACTCATTCTGGATGGACAAAGTAGTCTCATCCACTTGGCCAAACCAAGTAGAGCAGTACACTACTCCCCACGATATAAAATTAGCCATTGTTATCCTTCTCTTTTAAGTAACTACTTAACTTCAGTATATTGCCCTTCTTTGGTATGTAGGTCTTTTTAGAGAACCCAGCTCGCAAAGTTCGCATCGGTGTCGGGGTAGACATCTGCATTGTTGTTTGAATTGTATTGAGGGAATGTTGCTTGATTGTAGCTCATATATGTGATGAACCTGTCGGTGTAGTACTGCGCTAAATCACGAGCCTTGCCTACAAGGTAGTCAACCTCAATCTTTTCTGCGGTAGTGCTATTCTCGGAGTTGTGCTTGAACACCCCACCGTTACCGATGGTATAAGCAGCAAAAGGCAAGTACTCCACCATCGCCCAATGGATAAGCATCGGCTGAAGGTAGTCGTTTACAAGAGCGAGGTAGGGATTGGCAAGAGTATTGGCGATGATGTCATCGCTTATCTTGTTGTAGAGCTTCGTTCCTGTATAGTTTTGGATGTGTATCTCCTGTGCAATTTTGATGAACTGGATAAACTTGTCCGTGTCCACGTTACCGCCTATTGCGGTGTTGCGAACCAAGTCCTCTCTTTTGATGAATAATGCCGTTGCCATTTCTTAGTTTTTATATCCTCTTGTCTCTGTTTCAATAGGGGCGATAGCGACCATCGGGTCATTCTTCTCAGGGCGGAATCCCATACGAATGGCTTGGTTTACGTTGATAATATCCGTGCCGTTCAAAGAGCCACCTCCGTAAATCTTACCCTCTTTCGTTAGCTTCTTGCGGTAGATTCTACGCTCCCAACGATGGTGGCAGTTAGCCCCGCCCTTGTAAAGCCATACGCTATACCTTTCACCTTGTGCTTCTGCTCCACCTTTTGAACTCAACGCCTCTACATCCTCCTTGCGGTAAACTCTTTTGGCACCTATTAACGTGCGGCATAGCAAACGGCTTTCACCCTTTGGGTCTTTTTTAGTTCCTACTGCATAGAAGTAGCGCACCTTATATCGCTCCGTATCTTGCTCGCTCTCCTGTTGTGCTGCAAGGTCGGTGCGTGAGTTGAGGTATGCCTCTACATCGTATTCTGCTCCCTCATCTTCAACGATATCAGCCGTGATTAGGTCAAAGTCCTGCATCAGCTCCTCCTCGCTTTCGCCAAGACTTTCAATGTTCATTAGCAACTCTGCTGCAAGCTCATCACGCAGGAAGGGGCGATTGTCTTGCTTGGCAAGTTTCACGCCTGTCTCCTCCTCACGGGTCTCCATATCCATAGGAGTCACTACGTCTTCCGTAAACTCTAAAGGCTGAAGGGTCTTGAAGTACAAGTTTAGGCTGATGTCATTGTAGGCAAGAATCATATCTATGCCGTCAATGATAATCTCCTGCTTGGGGCGAATAACAAGGTTATCCAAAAGCGTAGAAGCG